GATTGACCTAAAGAACTACGTTAATAGCATCAGAAGAATAAACATAAAGATTACCTCTTAACTCTGCTGCTTCTAAGATAGGTGATGTTGAACTTAATTCAAATTCATCAGCAGTATCTGTTGTAGTTCCAGGCTGCCATACCTGTGGGATAGCTCCAGGAGCTGCTTGCACAGATATTCTAATTGTATTTGGTGCGCTAGTTACTACACCATCTTGAGTTAAAGTTAGATTACAAGCAACCAAGGCATAACCTAGTTGACGAATAATCTTTGCATTAACTGTTAAACCACTTACGTAGTTCCATCCAGGAAGGTCTTGAAATGTACTTCCTGCTATAGTACTACCATATAAGCAATACTTAGGAGTAGTAGTTCCATTATTAAGAATGATAGCATAGCCACCATTAAATGTACAACCATCCCATTTGCTATTATTGTAAGCAGTATCGGAGCTAGTAAACATACTAGAAATATTTCCAGCAGCATCTACTCTAACGATATTACCATTCTTAGCAAAAATGTTATATCCTTGATCAGGTCTTCTCCAGTGAATACCATAGTCAGGAGCAATAGATAAGGAAGGAGAATAAATAGTTTCTCCAGTAATAGTCTCAACAGAGTTATTATCAAACCTCACATTATTAGCATCACTAAAAGCATTAGGAATTAAACCTACTGGAGGAAGGTCTTTAACTACTCCTAAAGTACCTAGTTGATTGATTGTTTGAATAGGCATTAACCTACCTCCTTAAATGATATTATTAATAATATACTCATAGGGAGGGATTCTCCCTTAGAGCTGGGCTAAATCCCTTATATAACATATAGATAAGTTATTTTACTGCCTTATGGTATTCTTCTTCTGTAAGCAAACCTACAGCATATTTATTCTCAGGTTTAAAGATAGTCATCTTTTGACCACGCATTTCAGGAGCAAAACTAATATGAGTCCATCGACCAAATTCATGAATCATCTGATCAAACTTAAGATCAGCTGCTTCAATAGCTTTGCATACTGCTAATGGATCACCAAAGGCAGGACAAACAAAATCAACCGCCCAACCATCCATATGAGAACTAATTTTAGAACCACCAACAGCAACGTTTACTTCAGGTAATCTCAACCAAGAATTAACTCGGATACCTTTACCACCAAGAATATCACGTACCTTTTCCATTTGCTCTGCTACTTTCTTCATGTTATCTAATTGAGCAGCATTTGGTTGGTTATTAATACCTTGACGAATTGCTGTGTCTGAATAAGTAGCTTCTTCTAAACTAAAGTGTGCACTAAGCTGCATCTGTATCCTCTTTATCTTTTCCACCGATATTAATACCAGTAATTAAACCAATAAATCCACCGACAATAGTTTGAAATGCTGGTCCAATAACTTCAAAGACTAATTTGTCATCTACTGTTGGATCTAAAATAGCAATAACAAACATAACCATCATACAAGCAATAACACCTGCTAATGAAAAAGTTGCTACTGCAAGAATTGCATTTTTAATATTTTGTGTCATTTCTTAATCGCTTTCATAGCTTCTGATTTATCTTTGCTTCCTTGACTAGAACCAAAATAGAAGCTTAATACTTGGGTGGCAGCACTGGTAATAAAACCTAGAGCATAAATAATAATATTCTCTTGACTATCGGGAATATCTGAAAAGATTAATACACCGATTAATAAGAAAGCAAGAGATACTGTACCTAGTGCTAACAAAGGCATTGTTAACTTTTCTAGTATATGTGCATTAGCACTTGTAGCAATCTCTGCATGAGCTTTACGAGCTGAATCCATTTCAGCATTTTGTAGCTCTAATTTCTTAACATCAATTTCTTGAAGCCTAGCTAGTTCTTCTGGCTTTGCTGTTTGTAAAGCACCTGTAACTGCTTCAATGGTATCTTCCACTCCTAATTTGCCAGCTATTGCTGATACTGCTGCTCCTGCTAACGGACCACCTAACGCAGTAGCCAGTCCTGGGGCATAGTCTTTAACCATCCCAAGTATTTTATCCATTATTATTCCTCTGCAAATGGGTTCTTTAAAGCTTTCTTAATCTTATATTCAGTCTCTTTCTCTAGAGCCTTCATATCAGTCTTCATTTCTTTATGTAACTGTCTTGTATCTCTTTCAACATCAGATACTGTCTTGTCTAATCTACGGATATCTGCTTTAAGATCGTTCTTGATATCTCGTGTATACTCATTTACTTTGTCTGTATTATCAATCAACAAAGCAATCTTCTTATCATACTCTGTAAAGTCAGGAGATACATAAGATGTAATAGCTCTACGCATAGACATATAGTCATTATAAAACTCAAATACACCCCAGAAAGCACCACCAACTACAGGAGCAATAGATACAATCATTACCATTAACTTACTTGTAAGCTTAAAGGTAAATCCTGCAATACTAATCTCTTTTTCTAAACTGCTCATTTATCATCTCCTCGTGTAATTTACTTCCACGTAATGTCATCAAATAATAATCCCTATAATTAACTTCTATTGGTTTTATTTTTATTTGTTTAAATAATAGGTCAACTATTTGAGGTTGTTCAATCTTTACTTTTGGTGTTTCTATTGTAGGTGTTTCACTTTAGCTGCTGTCTTAGCTTGTTGCTTTACTTCCTGTTTAACTTCCTGTTTAGTTTCTTTCTTCTCCTCTTTCTTTTCAGAAGAAGTAGAAGTTGTTTGAACTGTTTGAACAGGTGTCTCTACCCTAGCAGTTGTAGTAACTGTAGGAGATACTGGTCGAGTAATTACTTCGTTGACAACTGGGTCAGACACGACAGGAGTTTCCACAGTAACTGTTCCTGTTGTGTTAACTTGGACAGTTGGTGCTGATACAGTAACTGTTGGTGTTGCGACAACATGAGCAAGTGCGTAAGCTTCTGCGTATCCTGGACAGGTTCTGTCATACAATGGGTTAAGGCGGCATTGTTGATCGAAATAAGCTTGAGCATATCCTGGACAGGTTTTGTCATACAAAGGATCCAATGAGCATTGTTGTGTAAAGTACGCTGCTGCATATCCTGGGCAAGTACTATTATACAACGAGTTAATAGAACATTGTTGCGTAAAATATGCTTCTGCATATCCTGGACAACTAGGACTGAATAATGGATTTACAAGGCATTGATTACCTGTAGCATTTACTTCATAACTATATGGAGTATTTGTTGTAAACCCAGGACCGTGATAAAACTGAGTATATTCACCACGATCAGTATCACCAGTGATTCCTGATGTAACAGGTCTCCACTGAGAAATATTTACTTTTTCGTAGTTAATACCAATATAACCACTAGGTCTAATCTCAATAGCAAATGTATTTAAATTATTAGGTACACCATACTCAGAGATATTTTCCCAACGATACCGCTGATATTGGGTAGTTCCTTCTGAAGTAAACCTACCTTGACCATAGTTGATTAAGTCTGTTTGTAATCCTAGAATAGAGTAATTTAAATGTTGTCCTCTAGAAAAAGTTAAATCATAACCAGCACAACACCAATTATTATTTACAGATCCAAAACCAACAACACCATTACTAAACATAAAGCTGTCAGTGAAGATGCGACCATATAAAGGAAAACCAAACTGTAAAGGTACATGAGCATATCCATCATCTGAGATATTATGTTGTATTACTTGAGCGCTACTTAAGTTACAACACAATAGAAGTAGCATCAGTATCTTTTTCATTTTATCTTTGGTCTATCAGGAATTAAATTAGGATTATCTAACCAATGTTGTTTAGCAGCGGCATTAACTTTTCCTTCAATAGGACAAGGAACACCACCATCCCACATAGCCCACCATACTCTAGCATCATAACATAATAATACTGTAGCTGGTCCTGGCATTTGCCTTGCTGCTAATTCTCTTGATAATAATACTGTTTCACAGTTTTGATCTCTTAGGGTTGTTCCTGTAGAGATACCAAAGATTTGAGTCTGTACTGCTGCTGATACTCCGCTTGAACACATAATATTATTAATAGTAGTAATATTAGGTGATATAGCAGAAGGAGGAGGAGACTTAACTGTAGTCTCTGATTTACTTGTTGAGTCAGTTATAATAGGTTCTGATTTAGCTAAATGGATTACTCCGAAGAATAATACAACTGCTAATAAGGATAAAACAAAATCTTTACTGCATAGTTTAATTGCACTTAAAAATTTTTTCATGGATGTTCTTTCGCAACTTGTTTGCACATTTGAATAAAATATTCTTGATCAAATTGTTGTTTCATAAAGTTAACATCCTTATGCACTAATTGAATATTCTCTAGAATATATCCTTCAGTGCTATCTATTCTATCAATAGAAGCTGTAGCTGTTAAACCTTTTTCAGACCAACCAATTGGAACCCCAGATAAAGCGCAGAGTCCTTTTTGACTTTCATACATATCCCAAATGTCTTCAATAGTTAAGGTCCAAACATATCCTCTTGATAGACCACCTCTTTGTTTCATAGCAAACCATGTAATAGGTATACTGTTGTATTTACCTTTAAAGTTATTATCTTTATTACTACAAGTTTTGCATTTTTGATTGTTTCTTATTGCAGCTTGTAAGTGATCTTTTCTTTTGTAAGTTTGTTCAGCATTACAATTAGGACAATGTTTAATGTAAGTCCTTGATTTTGTTACCATTTTACTTTGTTGGACCAAAAAGCTGCTGACAAGGGACCCTTAGCAATATTTTCTGCATGTCTAGCCTTCCAAGCTTCTCTGCGTTTACGATCTGCTTCGGATTCACCAGCTTTCTTTGGAGAACCTGAAACACCCTGAGCACCAAACCTAATAAGTTTT